AAAACGATAAGTTGAATGTAGAAGTAACCGATAACGGGAAGCCTATTGACATTCTTGCTCTTTCAAGCGGTGAGCTTGCTAGAGTAAATATTGCTACACTTGTAGCGATTCGTAAGTTGATGACTTCAATTAGCCGCAGCCAGATTAATGTACTCTTTCTAGACGAAGTTAATCAGGCTCTTGATGAAATGGGCAAAGAAAAAGTTGTGGAGATTCTTCTTCAGGAGGACTCTCTGAATACTTATCTCGTTTCTCACGGCTGGACGCACCCGCTGCTAGAGAAGATTGAAATTATTAAAGAGGATAATATAAGTAGACTAAATGGTTAATTCGAGACAAAAAGGAAGGAAGGGCGAGCATCTAGTGCTTGATCTTCTAAACAGAGTAACGCAACGAACATTTGAACAAACACCAGGCTCCGGCTCTGGTAAAATCAAAGGAGATCTTTATCTACCTCATAAGAAAAATGTTTTTCTTATAGAAGTCAAATTCTATAAGGACGATGCTCTTACCTCTAAAATCTTTACCAGTAAGTCTAATCCGTTCGTACAGTGGTGGTCGAAAACAGAAAAGCAGGCTCTAGAATCAACTCTAGAGCCTCTTCTCTTTTTTAAAGCAAACTACGGACAGATTTTTGTAGCAACACAAAGAAAGCCAGAAAAAGTACCTTACTTTTATATTTCCTGGCTAAACGTATATGTTTGTCTAGCCGAGCCTTGGCTAGAGAACGAGAAAGTGGAATGGAGTTATGGCAAAATCGTTTACCGACCTTGGGACACTCCCACAGACGACGAACTTATTGATAGTTGACGGTCTGAACCTGGCGTTTCGCTGGAAGCATCAGAAGAAAGAGTTTTTCAAAGTTGAGTTTGTAAAAACAGTTGAAAGTCTAGCAAAGTCTTACAACTGCGGTAATATTGTAGTGCTTGGAGACGGTGGTAGTGAGTACCGAAAGAACATCGACCCTGAATATAAAGCACATCGAAAAGAGAAATATGCAGATCAGACTGAGGAAGAAAAAGCAGAGTTTCTTCAGTTTCTAAGTGAATTTGAAAAAGCACTTGATATGTGCAGAGATAAAAATTACTCTGTGCTAAAGTACCAAGGAGTAGAGGCAGACGATATTGCTGCTGTACTCTGTCTAAATAAAGAAGAACTTGGCTATGAAGAAATCTGGTTGATTAGCTCTGATAAAGACTGGGATCTTCTAGTAACAGAGAACATTTCACGGTTCTCTACTGTGACACGCAAAGAAACAACGCTTGGCAACTGGGATGAACATTACGACTTTGATCCAGAATATTATTTAACATTTAAGTGTCTAACTGGAGACAAAGGTGATAACGTTCCTGGAATCGCAGGCATTGGCCCAAAACGAGCATCATCAATTATTCAAGAGTATGGTGACGTTTTTGACATTATGTCATCGTTACCTCTAGAAGGTCGGCACAAATTCATTGAAAACTTAAACGAATTTGGCAAAGATAATCTAGAAAAGAATATTCTGCTTATGGATTTGACTTATGATCCTGATGCTGCCGTTCTCGGCCATAGTGAAGAAATATTGGAAAAGGTAAAAAATGCTTAAACTTGACTATAGTAGAGATAGTTTGCTCGATGAGTTTGCAATCGCAACTCTGCGAGATCGGTACATGGTAGATGGAGAAACTTCTCCTCAAGAAGCGTTTGCTCGTGCTGCAATGGCTTTTGCAGATGATGAAGCTCATGCTCAGCGGTTGTATGATTATGCAAGCCAGCTTTGGTTTATGTTTTCTACTCCTGTACTTTCTAACGGTGGAACGCAACGCGGTCTGCCGATTAGTTGCTTTTTGAATTATGTGGACGACAGCCGAGAGGGTATCACCGAGCACTATGTAGAAAATGCCTACCTTTCTTCCTTTGGCGGAGGAATTGGAGGCACCTGGAGTGAAGTTCGTTCTCAAGGGACTAAGACTTCTAAAGGGTCTGAATCTACTGGTATCATTCCCTTCATTGGAGTTGTTGATAGAGAAATGCTAGCGTTTTCTCAGGGGGTCACGCGCAGAGGCAGCTACGCTGCATACTTGCGCATGGATCACCCCGAGATTGAGGAGTTTTTAGATGTTCGTAAACCAACTGGTGGTGACCACAATCGCAAGTCTACTAATCTTCATCACGGTGTGGTTATACCTGACCGTTTTATGGAGCTAATTCATTCTGCTACTAGAATGGATAACTTTGATGATAGTTGGGATCTGGTTGATCCTCACACTAAACGAGTAGTAAAGACGGTAAGTGCTCGTGCGCTTTGGGTGAAACTTCTTCAGAATCGTATGGAGACTGGCGAACCTTACCTGATGTTTGAAGATGCAGTTCAATCTAATCTTCCCGAGTTTCAAAAGAAGCTGGGACTAAAAGTGCATCACTCGAATCTTTGTTCGGAAATTACACTTCCGACAAATGAGGAGCGTACAGCAGTCTGCTGTCTCTCGAGTGTAAACTTGGAGTATTTTGACGAGTGGAAAAATGTTCCTTCGTTTATTCCTGATCTAGTTCGGATGCTTGACAATGTTCTTGAGTACTTTATTGATAATGCTCCAGACTCGATGTATCGCTCCAAGTTTAGTGCTATGCGTGAGCGTTCAATTGGATTGGGTGCAATGGGCTTCCACGCATATCTTCAGCGCAATGACATTGCTTTCGAGAGCGTACCCGCTGCTGCTATGAACAATATTATGTTTAAGCATATTAAGGATCAAGCAGTAGATACGACTCGCAAACTTGCTGTTGAAAGAGGTGCTTGCCCAGACGATTCGACTTGTACTGTGCGTAACGCTCATTTGCTTGCTATTGCTCCTAATGCAAGTAGCAGTATTATTTGCGGAAATACTTCTCCGAGTATTGAACCTTTCCGAGCAAATGCGTTTACTCAGAAAACTAAATCTGGGTCTAATCTTCACAAAAATAAATTTTTGAAGAGAGTGCTAGAAAAACATGGAGAAGATAACGACACTACTTGGAGAAGTATCGTTACTAATAAAGGAAGCGTGCAGCATTTGTCATTCCTTTCAGAGCACGAGAAGAATGTTTTCAAAACTGCCGTAGAAATTAATCAGTCTTGGTTGATTGAGCACGCAGCAGATCGACAGCAGTTTATCTGCCAGTCTCAAAGTCTAAACTTATTCTTTCCGCCGGATGTGAATAAGATTGACTTGCATAACATTCATATGCTAGCATGGGCTAAAAATCTCAAGACTCTATATTACCTACGAAGCGAAGCTATCTCCCGTGCAGATAATGTCTCTTCGCAAGCAAAGAGAGAAATTATCTTTGAGCAACAGGAGTGTCTAAGCTGTGAAGGTTGATATTTACGGTAAAGAAAACTGCTCTTACTGCACCGCTGCCAAAAATCTGGCAGCGGCTCGCGGTCTGGAGTATACTTATAAGCAGTTAGACTTAGACTATGGATGGGATGTTTGGTTAAAATTTTTTCCAACTGCTAAATCCTTTCCGCAAATTATGATTGATGGCGAAGCCATTGGTGGATTTGAAGATTTCAAATCTTTTCTGGAGAATCATTCGTGAGCCTTCTAGCCGAAAGAAACTATTATAAGCCTTTTGACTATCCGTGGGCGTTTGAAGGATATAAAAAGCAACAACAAATGCACTGGCTTCCTGAAGAAGTCCCTCTGCAAGATGATGTGCGTGATTATAGAGAAAAACTGAGTCCTGAGAACCGTCGTCTAATTGACAATATTTTTCGCTTCTTTACTCAAGCAGACGTAGATGTTTGCTGTGGGTATGCAAAGCATTATCTGCCCACATTCAAAGCTCCCGAGCTGCGGATGATGCTAGCAAGTTTTGCTGCTATGGAAGCTGTTCATCAAGAGGCATACTCTTTGCTTCTTGAAACTCTTGGTAAAGAAGCAGAAATGTACCAGGAGTTTATGAATATTCAGGAAATGGTAGAAAAGCACGAGTATCTTAGCAACTTTAGTATGAAAGATCCTCATAACATTGCTAAGACTCTAGCCGTATATTCTGGATTTACAGAGGGTGTGCAGCTATTTAGTAGTTTTGCTATTTTGCTGAATTTTCCTCGACACAATCTAATGAAGGGTATGGGTCAGATTGTTACCTGGTCCATTCGTGACGAGTCTCTCCATGTAGAGTATGTGTCTAAAGTATTTAGACAATTTATTGCTGAGCATCCCGAGATCTGGACGGATGCACTCAAGTATGAGATCTACTGTGCAGCAGAGCGAGTAGTAGAACTAGAGGATAAATTTATTGATGTATGCTTCGATAAAGCAAATATTCCAGATCTTACTGCAACAGAAGTTAAGGAGTATATCCGATACATTGCCGACAGGAGACTGCTGGGGCTCGGAATGAAGAATATTTTCCGCTCTACGGAAAATCCTCTTCCTTGGATTGACTATCAGCTTAATGCTGTTGAACACACTAATTTCTTTGAGAACCGTGCTACTGAATACGCCAAAGCAAGCACACAAGGAAACTGGCAGGACATTTTTAAATGAGTAAAATTACAGTGGATAATGTAGACTATGACATTGCCAATCTTCAAGAAGAAGAAAAAGCAATTGTAGTTGCTATTAATAAGTGTGACGAAGAACTAGAAAAACTGAATCATATGTATGCTATTTTGAGCACTGCTCGACAAGCATATGTTAATGATCTTGGATCGAGGTTGAACAAAGAAGAGTTCAAATGAGACTATTTGTAGGGTTTGAGGAAAAACATCCTGAAATGTTTCAAGTATGCAGAGAGTCTATTGTTAGACACAATCCGCATATTAAAGTGCTTCCTCTAGTCAAAAATGAACTGAGCTGCTACTCTCGTCCTTTTGAGGGCGAGAGTACAGACTTTGCTTTTACCCGCTTTCTAGTTCCGCATCTTTCAAACTATAAAGGTGTCTCCATCTTTTGTGATGGAGATTTTTTATGGCGGTGTGACCCTGAAGAGTTACTCAACTATGTACATCGTGGAAAAGCAGTATCTGTAGTTAAGCACCCTATTCTAGTTACTGAATCCCATAAAAAGATGGACGATAAAACAAATCGTCCTTACCCTAAGAAGTACTGGTCATCTTTAATGGTATTTAATAACTCTCTTTGCAGAGATCTAACTCCAGAAGTTGTAAATACTGTAAAAGCAGGGTGGTTACATAGACTAAGTTGGGCAAACGGTATCTCTGAGATTCCCGCAACCTATAATTATTTAGTCGGATACTATGGATTTGCTAACCCTAAAGTTGTACATTTTACAGATGGCGGACCTTGGTTACCAGAGTATAAAAATGTAGAGTATGCTTCAGAATGGCTTTCAATCTATGACGATATTTACAAATAAAAACATAATTTTAGTAGGAAACTCTGTAGAGTTACTGCACCATAACTTTGGAGAGTTTATTGATAGTCATGATATGGTTATTCGACTAGGAAAAGGTGCAAAAATAGAAGGACATGAGGAACACATAGGTAAAAAACTAAATGTATGGGCTACAGGATTTCTAAGAGAGCCTATGCATAATAGTAGAATATTTAAGAATATTCCTATTTTGCTAAATAGAAATAGAATGTCAATAGACGTTCCTAGAAAACATAAGATGAAGGGAAAAGATGTAACCGAAATGTTTTCTGATAAAGAAATTTTAGCTTTTGATGAAGAATTTGGGTTTGATCGAGGCCCTGGACAGAGACTTTCTAACGGCTTAATCACAATTCTTTACTTTACTAGAAAAGAAACTAGTTGGAAATCTTTTACAATTATTGGTTTTGATTGTTTTTCTAAATCGCTGTCATTTAAAGTGGGAGAAGCAAAGCCGTATAGTTGGCATATGCCTGCAAATACAGTTTCGTGGCACCCTCACGATGGCAAGAAAGAAAGAGACATTATACTCAGCGAATCGAGTAAGTTTGAAAACTTCAACTGGGTAGTGCTCTCGGACTTTACTAAGCAGGAGATCTTTTGAGATTTATTCTGTTTTTCTTCCCTTTCTTAACTGGCTGTACCAATTGGGCAGCCAGTATCTCTGTAGATGACCCCTTCTTCGACCCTTACGGACGCTCCGTCCCAAAACAATGTAGCCTCGACACTGTTTCCAATGCCGAGGCTACTTGTGCAGTTTTTCTAAAAATTACTAAGAAGATTTAAGCTTTACCCATCAAATACTGAGCTTCTAGAGCTTTTCGTAGAAATCTTTTTTGTTTCATAGATTTCGTAATGATAAGCTCATTTAGACCTGCATACCTAATATTAGTAGGAATTTTATCAATTAACCGCTCATAAGGCTCAAACGGAGTTGCCATGTAACTCAATGTAGGAGTTAGATGAAATAATCCCGCTATCAATACGGCGTGATGATTTAGAGCATAGCATCTTCTTAAAAGCAAGTTATGATTCAAACAATCTTTAGGACCAATTGCTTCCTTTCTAATAAGTTGACCTAAGTGCCCTGAGAAGTACACAGGAGCAACTGAGTAGGGTCGAGCTTTAATTGCTCCAAACATAGCCTCATTAGAAGCACTCATAATAAAAGAATCTTCGTCACTGTAGTAGGTAAAGTCAGGTTTTTGTTGACGACGCCACTGACCTCCAATGAAAAACTCTTTCATCGGAATTTTCAAAAACTCTCTCCAATTTAGCATGAAGAACTTGTGATTCTCTTGTTTTTCTGTATCCATTCCAAGCATTTTATAATACTTACCGTAAGTAGGGTGCTTTAGATACATAAAATTCTGAGCAAATGCAGCAACTTTTTTGTTTGCATTCATCCATTTCAGAGTAGGAATTTGTCCAGAGTCTACTGTAGGTTGAATAAATAGAGTAGTTCCTGTAGTAGTAAAAATTACTCTATCAATATCGTTTTCTTTATTCCACCATTCTTTTCTAAATTGAACGACAAGTCTTGCTTCGATATTTCTAATATTAGCACTTGCCATACTGCTCCAAGGAGTTTTACGAATGTCTACTCTAGGAAAAGATTTCTTTGCCCAGTCATGTAGGGGTTTCATTTGCTCCCATAGAGCCGAAGGGGTATAAAGATGTAGATGAAAGTCATCCTCCTTATCTAGCAAGGATGCAATAGTCCAAGGAATAAACGGTCCATGAGTAAGTACGACTATATGTAACATTATACTATTTTATACTCCCAAAAGTTTGACAAGTATCTTTCTAGCCTTTCTTCTGCATCTAAATCAAAGTTAAATACAATGCCAGAGCGATTACTTGATAAAATTTGCTTTAACGCAGTTCTAGAGCCTTGCTTTCTATTTGCAATTGCTCCATAAAGAGAATCATACGTTACAAGATTCTTTTCTCGCTTTGTTCTAGGTATAGCTACTGAAGTAATTTCTTTACCTAATAAAAGAGCGGCAATTCCCATCTCACTATTTGGACAGATTGCTATTTGTTCTGCCCCTCGTAATAGTGCATATCCATCATCTTTTTTACCATAGACTGCTCTACTACCATATTCTTCTTTCATTTTTGCAATCCAAATATGCGCGGTAATTGGATGCGGTTTAATTTTCCATCCTTGCTTTACTAATTCTTTTATTCTAGCCCAATTAATCAAATCTTTATGCATCTGATTAGATCCAGGTAAGAAAATAATTTTAGGATGTGTTTCTACTTGCTTCGTTAAAATATATTTATTTTCTAGATTATTAATAATTTTATTAACTCTGTCCTCGTCTACCTCTGGATTTTCTTCCACAATAGAATGAAGAACTTTATCATTAATAACTATACTATTAACTCTACAGTAAATTCCTTTTCCTAAAAAATCAGTATACAAGAAACTTCTGATAGTATGTAACTCGTTTGTATTAAACCAAAGATCGTACTGAAAAGGCGCTCCTCTAAAAGTTTCTGGAATAATTCTTCTTTTTAATACTTGAAGATCAGAAAGCTGTTCTTTTGGACGCATACTGCTACCAGATTTCATATAATGAGTTGGAATATCTCCAAGTTCCTCATTAATTGACATTGCTTCCAATTTATTCTTCGGTTTTATTTGTTTCGTCATTTTCAAATGCTCTAATAGAAAGGCGAGTAACTTGTTCTTCTAGATCACGAAATCTTTCTTCGTATTCTTGCAAAGTATCAAATACTGCTGCCATTACTCCTTCAAGTTTTCTATTAATATGATCAGGTGTTACGTTTTTATCAGTTTTAAATTGCTGCTCTGCCATAAATTAACTCCACTGGCTTCCATCCCAAAAAGAAGCACCATAGTCGGCAAGACTAGATACTTCGGTGTCAAAAATTGTTCCTACAGCTGCTGCGGTAATTCTTTCAAAGATAATCGTAATTGTTTCCGTAGCAAAAGTTGTAAGATGATCTGTAGTAATTGTAGTGTCTGTAGTTCTTGTAGTCAAGAACGTAGTTGTTGTACTTCTGTCTGTTCCGAATACGGACGTTGTAAGTCTGGTTGTTTCAAATGTGCTAACAGTATCTCGGGTTGTTTCAAACACTGTTGTAGTAGTTCTGTCTGTAAGAGTAGCTCTAGAACTAATTACATTTGTTAAATATGCTGTTTCGAACGTTGTTGTTCTCGCAGTATTTGTATTTACCGCAAAAGTTGTTGTTCTACTAGTATTTGTAGACTGAGAAGTATTTGTATTTGCTGCAAATGTTGAAATTGCATCAAATAAGGTTACTGTCGCAGTATTTGTACCCAGAGAAGTATTAGTAGACCTGCTAGTTGCAGTGTCAATTCCAAAAGTTGTAATTGCTGCAAAAGTAGTAGCTGTTGCAGTATTTGTTCCTACTGTAGTATTTGTACTTGTAGTTGTATTGGTATTTGCTCCAAACTCTGTAATAGTATTAAACGTAGTAAGAGTTGTTGTATTTGTGCTTTGAGTTGTATTTGTGCTTGTGGCAGTGTTTGTACTCAAAGATGTATTTGTGTCTGCTGCAAACAGCGTAATTGTAGCAGTATTTGTACCCACCGTAGTATTAGTGCTGGTAGTAGTATTTGTGCCCAAAGACGTATTTGTATTTGCTGCAAAAAGTGTAACTGTAGCGGTATTTGTGCTTTGAGTTGTATTCGTACTTGTAGTAGTATTTGTACCCAAAGAAGTATTCGTATTTGCTGCAAACAGCGTAATTGTAGCAGTGTTTGTACTTTGAGACGTATTTGTTGCTGTAGCAGTATTTGTACCCAAAGAAGTATTCGTACTATCAGAATAGTTAGTAATAGTAGCAGTGTTTGTACTTTGAGACGTATTTGTTGCCGTAGCAGTATTTGTGCCACGAGACGTAGTAGTATTTGCTGCAAATAACGTAATTGTACCGGTATTTGTACCAACAGATGTATTTGTTGCTGTAGCAGTATTTGTACCAACTGTAGTATTTGTGCTTACTGTGGTGTTCGTACCAGCGCCAAAAGTAGTTACCGCAGCAAAAGTAGTAGCGGTTGCAGTGTTAGTACCAATCGACGTATTTGTGCCGGTAGTAGTATTGGTATTTGCACCAAAAGTTGTAATTGTACCTGTGTTTGTATTTACACCATACGAAGTAACAATAGTAAATAGAGTAACTGTAGAGGTATTAGTTCCTACCGAAGTATTGGTACCCGTCGCAGTGTTTGTATTTGCACCAAATGTAGTTACATTTGTAAAGCCTGTAGCTGTAGTAGTATTAGTTCCTACAGACGTGTTTGTACCTGTAGCGGTATTTGTGCCACGAGACGTGTTTGTGCCTACAGATGTATTTGTACTTCCTGCAAACGTGGTTACATTTGTAAAGCCTGTAGCTGTAGTAGTATTAGTTCCTACAGATGTATTTGTGCCCGTAGCGGTATTAGTTCCACGAGACGTGTTTGTCCCCAGAGATGTGTTGGTCCCTGTAGTAGTGTTTGTATTTGCTCCAAATGTAGTTACATTTGTAAAGTTTGTATTTGTGCCATATGCCGTATTCGTGTTTGCCGCAAATGTAGTCGTAGTCGCGGTATTTGTATTTACATTTGGTAGCGCGGTATTTGCCCCAAAATTACTAACTGTAGCAGTATTAGTAGTTACCGCAGTATTTGTAGAGTTTGTAAAGTTTGTGTTTGTGCCGTATGCTGTATTGGTATTTGCACCAAACGAAGTAACTGTAGCTGTATTAGTGCTGTTAGTAAACCCAGTGCTTCTAGAAGTATTTGTTACATTCGTAAACCCAGTGTTTACCGCAGGATACGCTGTATTGTTTGTAAAGTTCGTGTTTGTAGCATATGCTGTA